AGCTTTTACTTCTGCATTTAGAAGTCCTATCAGCTTGTCTAGTTGGGGGCCAGTTAGTTCACTTAGCCTATCTCCAACTTTAGCTTGTTTCTCTAATTCTCTGTTGTGGTGGATAAAGCCTTGAACATACAAACTAGCTACAGCATCTGATCCTATGCCACGATTTAACCAGTTATAGTGGTCTTGGGTTTCCCACTGTTTACCGTCTGAGGTAAATGGTCTCTTTACGAAAACAGGCCAGTCTATCTGCCAGCCAAGGTATGAAGGGTGAGTGTAATTAAACATGTCGGGGTATCCTATGTTGGGTAAGGCAGGGGACACCTAAGCCCCCCACCAAGGTACAACTTATTGTACGATGTCTTTAAAGAAGTAGCCCAAGTCTGCGCCAACAACTTTCATGTCGTAAGACATTTTAACTTGGATATGTTCAGCGATTTGCTGACGCTTCAGTGCATCATCCGAGAAGGATTCAACAGTGATACCCAAGTTGTTTGCGCCGGGAATGTTGTTCCAAGCGAATGTCATACCAGCAGCAGGGGTCATAAGACCAGCACTTGAAGGTGTGTGACACAACAGAGCATGTTTACCACCGATAAAGGCATTGCTTTCAGCAGCACCCTCGACAGCAGTGTTATTGACAGCTTCCATGACGAAGAAGTTTTCTACCTCAAAGATTTCAGCCAACTTAGCGTCTGTAATCAACGCGGGGTTAGTTACGGTAGAACCACCATTCAAACGTGCCAGAATATCTGGGTGATTGATGAGTTCGTCCCTTGTTACCTTACCAACAACCATAGTGTTTGGCTTGTAGCCGCCCGACTTAAGTTGCATTGCACGACGAGCATCAGTTACGTCAGTGATAGGTGTTGAGTTGGTGTAATCGTTCCAGTATACAGGAGTACCTGCACCAGAAGCAGCACCAGCAACCTCAGTACCCCAAACCCCTGTGGAGAAGAATGTTGTAGCAAAGTTTTCTTCGCGGTGGATCATCAGGCGCATTGCCAGAGTTTCAGCACCAGCAGAACGGATGTTCAGTACTTCGTCTTCGTTAGCGATAGTCTGCTCATCGAAGTCCATTCCAAGTCCGTATACATCAGCGAAGTAGCTGCTGTTAGAAATAGTCATGCCAATACGGTTAACCTCAGTACGTGGCGCAAGTTTCTTTACGTCACCAGTGCGGTTCATGTTGGCACGGTCATAGATGTAGTACTTGTCAGACTGACGAGCAACACCTACTGTTGGGAATACCTTGTCAGCGACAAAGTTGGTTTGTGATTGTGCATACGCCAGTGTCAAGTTAGACAGAGGGGTGTCGATATGCACCTGTGATGGAGTTAATAGTGGCATAATAGTTCTTCCTTATTCTATGCTAACTTAAGCAGCAGCGTTGCCGCCTTGGATGAGTTCGATAGCAATGATCTGGCTAGTAACACCAGCTTCAGTTGCATAACCCATAACGATGTCGGTAGAAGCAGCGTCTACACACAGACCAGCGGCATCAGATGCGACAGCACCACCAGCGGTAACAGTACCACCAGCTTTTACCATAGTCTTACCTTGGACAACTACAGTAGCGGCATTATCTTCAGCGGCACCTACGAGGCATACACCAAAAGCACTTTCACCGTCACCAGCCAGAACAGCTTCAGCAGCAGAGTCTAGTTTAACGAATTTAAATTGAGCAGCAGAAAGGTCTGCCCCTGCGATTACAGTACGGGTATCCCGTGATTGCATAACAGCCATGTTTATTCCCCTTTATAGGATTTAGTGATTAGAGCCTTGCCTTCATCGGTCTTAGCTACAGCAGCATAAGCCAAAGCATGTTCGCTCTTTTTCATTTTGTTGGTGTCCATGTAGGACTTTACGAGTGCGTCAAGTTTGTCAGCGGCAGTAGAAAACTCACCGTCAGCATCAGATTTACCCAGTTCAGTCATGCTTTCTTCAAACACCTTATCGGCAGCTTTGAGGGCTTGCATTACTGTTTCTTCAGCTTCAAACTTGGCAACCAATGATTTGGCTACTTCAAGGTCGAAGTGTGGAAGTTCTGCTTCAGCTTTCTTAACCAAGATAGCGTCTGCTTTAGCAACCTCTGCTTCTTCCAGAGCTTTAAGGATAGGCGCAGGAATGTCAGCTTTGTTGATTTGTTCGTCACCGTAAGTCACATACTCAGGCTCAACCATTTTCTCAATGGCATCTGCTTTAACGATGTAACCAGCTTCTTCTAGGGCTTTGCTAAGGCGGTCAGCCTCTGCTTTAACTAGGTCTAGTTCAGCTTTAATGGTGTCTACCTCATCCAATGGACCTTGGAAGTCTTTCTTCATATCCATGTCGTAGGCTTTCATAGCTTCGTCCTCGGACATACCTTTGTCCATGTAAGGCTTTAGCTTTGCTTTCATGTCATCAGACATTTTTTCTACTTCGTTCTCCATAGTTTCTCCCTCGGAGTTGTCCCTTTTATAAAGAGAGACCATTGCTTGTTTGTTAGCTGGACGATCAACCAAGGACAGTTCATCTAACTCAAGTTGTTTAAGTAAATTAGGCATCATAAGATTCCTTGGTTGCACGACCACCTATTGAGAAGGCCGCAAGTTCACCAGATTTGACCTTATCCCAAACGTCATCATCGTAGACTTTAAACGCTACAACCCAACCTTCTCGGTCACTCTGGATGCCAAGGGATTCACCAATCTCTTTAGTGACAGGCATTGAGTGGATAACCGCCCCAATCTGATCCCCTTTGTGCATTTCTTTACCGACACGTACATGTTCCATGAAGTTGTTCACGGCTTTAACAAGTGTGTCTGGTTCAATAATATCTCCTTGGCGATCAATAACAGGTTCGCCTTTTTCGGTAACGACTGATGCCCAACCATAAACGAGACGCTGTTCTTCGTCGGCTTTGAGTATCTGTCCTTCAATGTTTGTTTTTGTAAGTTCTGACACTGAGGTTCCTCCCTCCCACATTCTACAGGACCAGTATCCTGCCGTTGTTTTGTCCTTCTTTGTGTCGCACGAATGTCTTGAACGGAAGTTGGCCCTAGCTTTTGGGTTGTCCCTCCGTATCTCCATGTTGGGGTCTCCGAAAGCCACACGCTTGATCTTTCCTCCGCTTTGTACGAATACTTCAAACTTCTTATTGCCGCCTTTAATACGACGAGGTTTGTTTAAGGTGACTTTCTCGCCTTGATACTCAGCCTTGGCAAAGTCTTCCTTCATAATCTCTTGGATAACTACTCTGAGAGCCTCTAAGCGGTCCTGTGAGGGGGCTTCTTCAGTTTCCTTGTCGTAGTATGCCATATAAGCCTCATGGCTCTCTCCGGGCATATAATGTGCCTGTCCTTGTGCATCAGGGTGAGCATGTGTGCTACCGTTCATGCCTAAGTCCATACTCCTTACTCTGGCTTCAGCCTCAGTGGAAAATACATCGTTAGCTAACTGGCCTTTGTTAATGTTCATTATATATTCCCTGTTGGGTCGTTCTTGATAAGCACACCTTGGAAAGATGCAGCTACAGAGTTGTTGATTGTGTTAGATACGGCCCTACACTCCATATCAGTCTTCTCCTCTAACTTCTGAGGGTATTCAAACTTAGTAATAAGCTGATTACTCTGAAGAACATTTATGAAGCGACTTCTGAACACATTACTTCCAAAGTCTTTTGTCACAAAGCTACAGGTTACAAACTTGTTAGACTGAGATAAGGCGGCAGTGAAGTTAATATCGTCTAAGTATAAGGTGTATCCAGCAGGTACAGTGTAAGCGGCGATCTGTGTCTGATTACCTAGTCCTAAGTTAGAGTATACCACAGAGCCATCTACATTCTGTATGTGTATTGTTCCAGCAGAAGTACCACCTGTACCAGCTAAGGTAACAAAGGCTCTGTTAACCCTGATCCAAGTGCCAGATACAACAACAGGGGTAGTGCCATTTAGTTCTACTTCTACAGACTGTTCATTGTAGTTAGCGTCTAAGCCCTCTACCCTTACCTTATTAGCACCTGTGTTTCCATTAGCATCAGCAGCATTATCACTAACAACATAAGCTGTAAAGGAAGCATCAGGCCAAGGATAGTTACCACCTTGCGCCCATATAGTCTCTTCATCGCCGTTTACATCAGGATTGTAGCCAAACTTGAACAAGGTCTTGTAACCAGTAGACTCACCCTTAGACACAGCAAGATGGTTATGCTCGTAAAGGTGTCTAGTCCAAGTTGGCATTATACAGACCTACAACGAAGTATGACGGCCCGTTGAATAGTTGTGGATATACTTGTGGTTATAGTGCAGACAAATGTGTAGTCTCTTCCATCTACTCCACCACCGATATAAATAATTGCGGTGTTTCCCGACAAGGCTTGTTGTATGTTCTGTATACTATCAACAATAGCACTACTACTAGCAGTAGTTAAATCTTGACCAGCAGCTAATACAGTTTCAGCAGGGTTAGCATTAGACCTTACAGACCAGACCACTGTGCTAATGGTAAACCCAGAAACAATATCAGACCAATCAATACTGTAGTCTAACAGTTCGTCTGGGTCTTTGTTGGGCCAAACTAGGCTCATATCTTAAGTTCCTCTTATGCAGCTAGGTTTTGAGTAGACTTTAGTGGCTTAACTTGTCTAGGGGTACTAAACGCAGGTCTGACAGTCCTGTTAGCAGGGAACCCAGCATGTTGTGACCTCTTTGTGTTATACAAGTGCTTGATAGCTTCAAAGTCGAAGTGTATGCCTGTAGCTGTAAGTGTCCCTATCGAAGCGGTTAAAGTGTAGCTAGAGAAGAATACTGTAGCTGCAACACCAATATCACCAAGGATTAAGGTTCCAGAAACACTAGGTATAAGCGTTGAAGCAGCTACACCAAGTCTACCTACCGTCAGGACACCCTCTATTCCACTAGGGAACACATTAGCATCACCAGTAACGGTAAGGGATAAGTTTTCGCTTTGTGTAACCTCTACACCACTTGGGGCAGTGTTAGCATTAGCGGTAAAAGTTAAGTTGCCTAAGCCAAGGGTAGCAAGTCTAGTAGTACAAGTAGCATTAGAAGTAGCTAGGGTTACAATACTGCCAAGACTTGCAGATATAAGTATGCTGTCAGCAGAGGATATAATTTCAGTTGTCTGAGGTTCTATGCCCGTCAGGTTTTCAGAGAGTGTAACTAGCTGAGAATCTACAGTTAGTGTGTTAAACGATCTTAGGGTAGGAGTACCTAAAGTTAAGGTAGCGTCAAAACCACCTACAGGTTGATCAACAGCTATAGGAGCATCTAAGGCACCAAGCGACACCGTAAAGTCAAAGTCTGTCTGTGTAGGTCCAGCAGTAGGTGAACGAGAAGCATAGGGATAAATTACATCATTAGCAGGTTGATTAGGTTCCGCTATAATTTCTACCCTAGACGTACTCAAGTACCATTGAGGGTCAGGTAGTCCTACAGTACCAATATCAAAACCATCTACAAAAGATGTTATGGCGGGAGTTATACCTAAGTTAGAATTGAGAGTACCTTCAACCCCAGACAGTTCCTTGCTTATATTAGCTTGTATTGTACCTAGTGATGATGTAACTAAAAGTGTATGTTCTTGCGAAACAGGGGTGCCATCAGGGAAATTAGCAGCGGTAATCTGAGGCTGCAATCGAAACCCGTAGGAAACCCAAGCTGCGCCCCGTTCGTCATTTGTCTTATCAGTACCAAAAGAGTTACGTTGGACAGTACCAATAAGGAACCCTTTGTCCGAATCGTATTTCTGTAGTAGGTAGTGTTTATTTTCGTTAGGCCACTGTATCTCACCAACTTGGCCTGTAATAAGACTATCAAAGTAAGTGTCAGTATCAGTTGGGTCGTAAGTGTTTATTGATCTTACTTGACCAACAACAACATTAAACAAGTTAGGGTCATTAGCAGGGAAAGTGAGGGTAGCTAAGAGGGGGTCATCAATAGTGCTAACAGTAGCAGCATTATTAACTATAGTCTCAGAGGGTAAGTGATTAAGGTTTACAGTAACAGGTTTAGCTACAGCATCGTAGCCAAGAGAACTTTCATAAGTGGATGGGTAGGTGTAGTCGCCGTTAACTAAAGGAACCCATGAGGACTGAGAGACTACAGGATCAGAGGTTAATTCTGCGGTAAACTTAGTTTGTAAAGATAGTGCCTTATCGCCAGCTACAGACTCGTCCCAGATAGGACCGCTAGATTGAGAGTCTGCATTAAGTTGCCCCACAGGTATCTGCGGACGCATCCCCAGAATAAAGGAACGATCCCAAATATAGTAAGGGTGTTCGTTATTCCTGACAACCCCAATACCGTCGCTGTTGGGGTCATAAAAGTAAACAGTCTCAGGTTTTCTAGTAGCCTGATCAGAAATAGTAGCGTCAGTAGATAAGGTCACTGCCGTAGATAAAGTTACAGTAGTAGAAACCCCTGTAATACCTGCTGGCACTACTTCTCTGACGGCTCCAGAGCCACCTAATGTGGCAGATGCTATGGGGGCAAAACCTAGCATTTAAGCACTGAAGTCAAAATATCTGTCATTTACAGCCGAGGATGATGTGCCTTGAAGTAAGGTGTAACTGGTGCTGCTCAAATCGGATGCTGTATTGCCTCCTATATACGGCGTGATATATCCACCAGAAAAATAGGGGGTCGAAGCAGCACTTCCGGTAACTAAAACTGCTTTGATTGTTCTAGCTGTCGTCCACGTTATAGTTTTTGTGTTCCCACTCGCGTTTTCGACGTACCCAAAATTAAAATGCGATCCTGAGCCAGACGCCGGTAAAGTTGTGCTAAAAGCTGATGACATTTCGGTGCGGAAGTATGCGGTGTTGTTGTTATCATAATTTGGACTTGTCTCGCTTGTGCTTATCTCTCTTCCGAAACGCCAACTTGATTGGTCAACATTCGCACCATACACAACCTCGTTTATATACGCAGAGTCATCGTGGAGATTACTGCCATCTTGTGCAACAAACATAAAATAAAAAATTACATAACCGTTGCTTGTAGATGTTTGAGTTATATCAAATCCGTAGCAATCCTCTAAACCAAACGACAATTGAAAAAGAGTTGATTTTGCTGTTGTCTGTAGTCCATCCGTTGCTTTAAATCTGCCGGTGAAAGTTCCAGCATTGCTTTGCGATGTTGACGGTGTAAAAGTAAAGACGCCGTTATTTTTCGACAGAGAACTTATTTGGGGGGGAAGCGAAGATTCAGTATAAGAACTAGACCCAGAAAACCCATCAAACTCGTAACTGATCGGGAATCCTTCTGCGTCTGTAGCCGCGACGGTCACAACATTGTTTGACCCATCAGTGTTTAACAACAGTGATGCCGGTGGATCAGTTGTAAAACTAGGTGTAGTTTGCGACCCAGTGTAGACCCGATCCCATTCTGTGCCGTCATAGACGTATAGTGCTTTCTGGTCCTGTACCCAAGCTAGGTCTGTCTCATTAGGAGACGCAGGAAGACCTGCATAGTTACCTACGCTTGTAATCCCACCAGAAGGAGATGCAGGAACCCAAGAACTTGCACTTGCGTCCCAAGATAAGTTTTGTCCACCAGCGGGTGAAGTTGAAGATACATTATCCAGATCAGCTAAGTTTTGTACTACATCTTCTGCTAACATGGTTAAGAAGCATACCGCACCAGCACCTAAGTTAATAGCTGAGTTGTTACTTTCAGAGGACGAGCTAGGAGACCTAGCCATAGTATAAGTACTACCAGTTAGCCCTATAGTACCTGTACCTGACTCGTAGTTAGTTCCACTTTCTATTGTGTATCTTACAACGTCAGCATCGACAACAGAGGCATCCGAAAGGCTCTGGAAGCCAGAAACGACAGAACCAAATGTTACTGTACCTGTACCTGTAGTAGTCAGGTTCATTTTAACTCTGTCAACGAATTTTACCATTGTCAGGTATCCTTAGATTAGGCTAGGCGCAAGATACTTGTAGAGGCTCCCGGAGCAGGGAACTGAATAGTAAAGTCACCAGCGGTAGCACTAACTGTTCCACCAAAATCAAACACTGCAATGACATTAGCTGAACTATCAGCATTTGGGTTATAAAGAATACAACCATCAGCTTGTACTGTTACGTTAGTAAAGACTGCATCATCAAAGTCCATCACAGCGGTTGTACCATCCATCTGAGGATAACCCGTAGCAATAGCTGCCTCTGCTCCCGTAGAAATAGTATCAAAAGTACTGGTGTAACCAGTTCCTGACGCTTGATCTGACCCTAAGTCTGTGTAGGCTACTGTTGTAGCATCATAAGTGCCAGTTGGGTTTTCTTTAATTAGTGCGACACGAAATGTATCGTTATCAAAGTCGTGATTACCTTTAAGCAACTCTAGTTTAAAAGCATTACTTAGTGCTGTGACTGGTGCTGGCATTATGTGTTTTCCTTGTTATCTTCTTCTGCCTCATCGGAC